ACTGGCGCACATCCCGCCCGCGCAGGCTTCGCTGTTTTTAAGCCTGGAATCAGTGTTCGGCGTCAAAATACAAAATTTTAGTACAACAGTTCGCAAAAATACAAAATTTTATTGGACGGACGTTTGACAAATCGGACAAAATGTGCTATAAGTGACACATAAAGTGATATTCGGCATTTGTGTACTTTATTTTAGACATTTGCCTAACACCTACAAAATGGGTGGGAATTTAAAAAGGGGGTGGCAGAAATTGGGTCAAAAATTGTTTATAGCACAAGATGTGGGGCGTCCTAAAAAATTTACGCCGGACGAAATTGCAGAAAAGTGGGAGAAGTACAAAGCTAAATGCGACAACAACGTGAAAAAGCGGCAGGTCACAACCACTACTATTGACGCAGGCGGAAACAAGGTGAAAGAAACAACTGTTTCCGATGTGCTTGCTCCGCTCACCTATACGCAAGAGGGATTTTGCTTGTATCTCCCTCTCACATACTCCAGTTGGGTGCAGTACAAGGATGATGAGGATTATGAGGACGTAATAGCTCAGATTGAGATTGACTGCAAAAACAACGTGAGAGGTCGTTTTGAAGACGGCACTCTCAATACACGGCTCGCCGGTATCTGGCTCGGACGCTATCCGGAGTACAGGACGCAGCAGGAGACTAAGATATCCGGCGGTGTTCCCGTCGTGATATCGGGAGAGGGCGACCTAAGTGACTGACGCGGCGGACAAGCTCTCGCGGATATATCTGCCGGACATAGTAGGGAGCGGATACGGTACGATGTGGCGTTCAAAATGCCGTTATGTCGCGATAAAAGGGTCACGCCGCTCAAAAAAGTCGACTACACAGGCTCTCAAGCTCATTTATCAGCTTATTAAGTATCCGTTATCAAACGCTCTGGTGGTGAGACGGTACGCCAACACGCTCAAGGACAGCTGTTACACGCAGCTCAAGTGGGCTATTCACCGTTTTGGAGTGGATGAGTTCTTCAAATGTAAAGAAAGTCCTCTCGAAATTACCTATATTCCCACCGGACAAAAGATATATTTCCGCGGTCTGGACGATTCTCTCAAAATCACCTCTATTACTTGCGAGATTGGTGCTATATGCTGGCTCTGGTGTGAGGAGTGCTACGAGATAGAGGACGAGGACGAGTTCGACAAGCTGTGTGATTCGCTCATGGGCGACCTTCCCGACGGATATTTCCGACAGATTTCGCTCACTTTTAACCCGTGGAGTGAGTCGACGTGGATTAAGCCGAGATTTTTCGATAATCCGTCCCCTGATGTGCTGGCGATTACGACAAACTACATGTGTAATGAGTGGCTGTCTGACGATGACAAGGCGGAGTTTGAGCGTATGCGGCTTACTCAACCGGCGCGTTACAGGGTAGCGGGACTGGGAGAGTGGGGCGTTGACGGAGCGGTGTATTTTGAGGAGTTTGACCCCGATGTACACGTTATTCAGCCATTTGAGGTCCCCGACTACTGGCGTATTGAGAGGGCAATCGACTACGGTCTTGACGCTCTGGCTTGCTTGTATGTGGCGATTGACACCGAGGGCAACGCTTATGTAATATCAGAGGTGTACAAGCACGGACTGATTGTTTCAGACGCCGCCGCCGCTATTCAGCACGGTGAGCCGAGGTCACAGACGAGGTGGGTAACGTACGCTCCGCCCGACTTATGGAGCAGGACAAAGGACACGGGGCGCACAATTGATGAGATATACCGTGACTGCGGCGTACCGCTCACAAAGAGCGACAACAACCGCATATCCGGCTGGATGCAGATACACGAGCGGCTAAAGGTAGTCGATGATGTAGACGGCGGCAAGACGGCGCGGATTAAGATATTCTCAAACTGCAAAAACCTTATCAGGTGCATATCCACCATTAAGGCGGACGAGGACAACATTAACGACTGTGCTACAGAGCCGCACGAGCTTACTCATTTGTGCGTGTCGGGTGATACACTTGTCAAAACGCCGCATGGGTACTCACGGATTGACAGCCTTGTCGGTACGCAAGGAGAATGCATATCTTACGACGAAGAAACCAGCGAAGAGGTGATAGGCGAATATGATTGCGTTGTCATGACGAATTCTGCGGCGGAAGTGTACGAAGTGGAGCTTGCGGATGGAACAAAAATAAAAGCCACTGCCAAGCACAAGGTCTTGACAGCGGCAGGATGGAAAACTTTTGGTGAATTGATTGAATCAGACGATATCATTACCGTTTGATTCGTATTCCCAAATATCCCCGTTTGGTGATTTTGTTATTCCGGTGCAATAACGTTGTATTGTTGATGCACTGACATTGAGTTCTTTTGATGCTTCTGACGCAGAGCGGTATCGCGCGATGAGTTTTCCGTTTGAATCAAAACGCAAAGCAGATTTTCTGCGACCTACCACGGATTTGTTCTTACAGTCTTCGGAGCAAAACTGTCGCGGCAAGTAACGGTTTGTCTCAAACTCCTTGCCGCAACAACGGCATTTAACTGTTATGTTATCAACGCCCGATTCTCTACGCGCGGCGGCTTTGCAATTGGGAGAACAAAATTTAGAGCGATTCCTCATGAGTACACTTGATAAATACGGTTTCCCGCAATAGGCACATATAAACTCCACTTTTTCGTCAAATTTCTGTCTCATGGTGGCTTCAAAATGTTTTTTGTGCCATTCTCTTCCGGCTTTGCTTTTATGCCAAGCTATGGCGGCGGGTTGCATATAATTTTTCACTAAAAGCCTTGATTTTTCACGATGCTCGATTGTTGAGTTGTGCTTTTTTAAATGCAGATGAGATTCAATCAATTCGAGGTTGCTAATATCATTGTTTGCTCTGTCGCGGTCTTTGTGGTGGATATGGTAGCCTGACGGGATATTGCCGTTGTAGTACATCCAAACATATTGGTGCATCCAAATTGGTTTTCCTGTGTTTGGATTGCGTGCAAGGTAGTAACCTTTTTGAGTTTCATAAAACTCAATTCCATCAAATATTTGTGTTGGCTTCATTAAATCGCCTCATTTCGTTGTCTATATATTATATCACAAAATGCACGATATGTCAATAACCGAGGGTATCAACAAAAATGAAAATCAAAAGTATAAGATACGCCGGCAAAGAACCGGTATATGATATGTATGTCGATAAATATCACAACTTCATAACACAAGGTGGAGCAATTCTCCACAATTGTGACGCTCTACGCTATTGGTGCATTACACATGCCCGCATTCCCGCCGAACCCGACCGGAGAACGGAAGAGCAGAAGATGATAGACAGATACAAGGCTGAGGTCTTTGGGAAAAAGAAGAAAAGGAGAAGATGAGCAGTATGGCTGTAACGAAAAACAAGATAAATCACGCGCGTCTGTGCATGATGGGCGGATGCCGCAACAAAAACACAGACCTCTACTCAAAGAGAACTGATGTGTTTAACGGCGGTCTGTACCTTTGTCCCGACTGTGCTAAGTCGATAGGGCTGTTAAGCGGTCTTACAGAGCCGGCGGAAAAGACTGCCGAACAGAATGATAATGAAAACGAAGCTCCCGCAGTGCAGACTGTGCGCAAGACAAGGAGCAAGGCATGATATACGGACTGATATGCGCTGTGGTGGTGCTGTCAGTCTCGCTTGCGGCTGTGATGTACGACAATCTCCGCAAGGACAAGATGATTGAGCGGCTTATCTCCGACAAGTGCGGACTTCCGCCGGAGAGACGCGGGAAGACGGGAGTTATATCTCCTTACCGCAAAAAGCCGAGAGACGGAGGTGGTAGTACATGAGTTTGCTTGATTTATTCCGCGGCAAGCCGAAAAACAAGCCCGACCCGCCGAACATACCCGTAGACCTCGACGAGAAGGGGGAACGGATATACTATGAAGACGTAGTAGACGGGATAAAGCAGGAGCTTGAGAGACGGCGAGACGAAAGAGCGCGGTATGAACTGCAATGGACGCTGAACGCCAACTTTATGGCGGGACACCAAAACTGCGACATTGACGTGTACAAAAACGTCATTAAGGACACGGAGAGGGAGACCAAAGCCGACAAGGAGAGACGAGTTTACAACCGCATTGCTCCGCTGATGGAGACGCGTCACGCCAATCTCGGCACGGTCAAGTATCAGATGATTGTCAATCCGCGCTCACCGGAAGCCGACGATGTGGAGAAAGCGAAAACCTCGACGAAGCTGCTTGAATACTGCCAATCGGTGACGGATTTTAAAACCAAAATCGACAAGCTGATATCATGGTGCGAATTATGCGGCACTGCCTTCACCTTGTCTTGGTGGGACGCGGAAATCGGAGAGGTTGTCGGAAACGGCACTGTGACGCGAATGAACGCGGACGGCGACGCTGTTGCAGAGGAAAAGCCTGTCATGTCCGGCGATATTGCATTTGGACTGATATCGCCGTATGAAGTGTTTCCGTTTTCGCTCACTGTAGAGGAAATCGAAGACCAGCACGATGTTATCATAGAGCGCGTGCTTGATGTCGGCGAGATATACGACCTCTACGGCAAAAAGTTTGACGGAGAAGAGATTGAGCGCTATATTCTCACTCCACTCCCTAACGGCACGACAGGTCACGGCAGCTCTTACACATCATATGGCATGACAAAAACGACGCGCGAAAACTGCGAGAGAGTGATAATGTACCTTGAGAATCCGTCAAAAAGCTATCCGATGGGACGGCTTATCACGGTAATCAAGGATGAGATTGTATATTACGGTTCACTTCCGGCGGGTGTATTCCCTCTTGTGGCGATTAAGTCAAAGCCGGTATCGGGACAGTTCTTCGGTAAGTCCGTTATACAAGACCTAATACCTTTACAAAGGTCGTACAACGAGAACTACAACAAGATACAGGACTTTATTGATACCGTGGCGAATAATCCGTGGCTTGTGCCGTCCGGCTCTCTCATAGACCCAGACACGGATGAGGACGCGGACGAAATCACGATGGAAGCGGGTTCCGTGCTTGTGTATGACCCATCGTTCGGTAAGCCGGAGATAGTAGATTATCCCGAACCGCCGTCAATCGTGTACTCGATGCTTGACAGGCTTTCGTCTGATATGGAGTACACGGCTGGCGTATCTCAGCTTATGGTAGTCGGTGCGGCTCCGTCCGGCGTAACTTCCGGCACTGCGATTGACAACCTGCGGCAGATAGATTCAACTCGTATGTCGCTTACTGCTGACAGCATACGCGGCGGTGTGCTTTCGATGGCTCGTGTATGGCTCATGCTCAACAAGGAGTTCTCAAGCGGTTATCGCGTACTGATGATAGCCGGACAGGACGAGATAGGCGGCGTTTACACATGGTGTTCGGAGGATATCAACTCGTATGACGTGGATTTTGCCGCCGAAAACGAGTTAAGGCACTCCAAAGACCAGAAAAGACAGGACTTTATAGCGGCTCTTAATGCTGGACTTCTGATGGGAGATGACGGACGTATTGACAAGCGTTTTATCGAGCAGGGACTTGATTTATTCGACCTGCGAGACGCGCCGTCCTCATACTCCGAAGTGGATTTACAGCGGAAGAATGCAAGCCGCGAGAACGCATACCTCGAAAGCGGCGTAATACCCGAGAGATTTATTTACGACGATGATGCAATCCACATCGAAGAACACGTTAAATATGCTCTCGGCTCGGATTACAGACAGCTAATGAAGCGCGCGCCGGAATACTGCAAGATGTTTGACGCGCACATAGAAGACCACAAACAGAATCTTGCAAGACAGCAGCAGGCGGCAGAACAAGAAGCAATGCAAAAGGCTATGGCTGCTCAGACACTACAACAGAAAGGTGAATTAAAATGAACGAACGCGACGAAAACGAATATCAGTCACTTAATGATGTACTTGACGCCGGATTTGCCCGTGTAGCTGCGGAAGAAGCGGCTGCCGATGATGCACAAGCTCAGGCAGATGCAGACGCACAAGTTATGGCTGACGAAGCCGCGGCTGTCGAAAACGCACAGTCTACAGATACCGCCGACGCTGCGCAGGTGCAGGAAACAATACCGGCTGCAACGGAACAGACACAGATTCCGGCACAAGACCCACAGACTGCCATGATAAACGAACTAAGAGCGCAGAATCAGCAGCTCTCAGAGCAGATATCACAGCTTGTGCAGTCTCTCGGACAGTCACGGCAGGCGGTGCAGGAGCAATCGCAAATTGCGGAAGAAGCTGCCAATCAGGCGGCAACAATAACGCTTCCTCAGCTCAACATTAACGAGCTTCAGTATATGTCCCCCGACGAACAGGAACAGGCGCAGAATCAATATCAAGCTGACATGGCGAACGCTCTCCGCGAGATGATTCGCCAGGAGATGATGGCGGAAATGCAGCCCGTGCGAGACGATTACGAAGCGAGAACGCGTGAAGCTGCTGTATCGGCGGCGAAAGACCAAATATACAACGACCCGAGATTCCCCGATTTCCGCGAACACGATGCGGAGATTGACAGCTTTATAGGCTCTATGCCGGAGTTTAGCTCGATGGAACCGGGAAGAGCGAGACTTCTCGGTGGTCTTATCAATCGCGGGCTGAGGTCAGACCCTAACAAGACTATGACGACGGATGAACTTGTATCGGCGGTAATGGCGAACCCTGACGCTCAAAAGGCACTCGAAATCAGGCGTGCGCAGAACATACAAAAGCAAAATGAAAACCTGCCTAAAATGACTGCTTCTCAGGGCATGACCAACGCCGCGGCAGTTCCGGAACACAGACCCCAGACAAAAGAAGAACTCTTCTCTAACGTCGACAAATACTGGGGCAGATAAAATCATTCAAGAAAAGGAGATTTATTAAATGGCTAATCCTATTACACAGGACCTCAGCAGAATACAGAACATACTCCTTAACGAGTATCTTCCGTTTCTGAACAACGCGCTTAACGTTGACCCGTCAATCTTCATGCAGAAGATTAAGAAAGGCACTCTTGATGCTTCTATGGGTCAATTTGGCGCGAGAATCGGTATCGGCGGCGGCTTTGGTATGAGCGCGGAAGGACAGGACACTCCCGACGCACACGCTCCGCTTTACTCTAAGCTCAATTACACCACAAAGGACGCGTACAACGAGCTTCGTATTTCCAACAAGGCTATTCAGCTCGGCAGAAGCGCAAAGTCGGCAATGATTGACGCGGTAAAGGACGAGATGGACGCGGCATATGAAGCGTGTGCATGGAACGTCGGCAGAATGCTTTTCGGCAACGGTTCAGGCAAGCTTGCGACGATTGCCGCAGCGGCTACTTCCGCAAAGGCTTCTCATGTTGTAAACGACACCTCTTATCTCATGGAAGGTCTTACTTGCGACATTTACGAGAGCGGCGGCACTGTCGCTAAAGCAGGAGTACAGATTAAGGCTATCGACCACTCCACAAAGACAGTTACCTTCGACACCACATTCACTTGCGGTGCAAATGCGGTTATCTACACGCAGAATTCCAAGGACAGAGAGATTACCGGTCTCGGTACGATTTACGATTCCGCTATCACTTCAATCTACGGTCTGACAAAGGCTGATAATCCGTGGCTTAAGCCTCTCACTTACTCTTACACAGTAACTGCCGCGAAGACAGAAGAACCTGACGATGTTCTCATCAACAAGGCTATTCAGGATTCCGAGAGAATGAGACGCGGCAAGATTGACCTTATCATGATGGGCGACACCCTCTATTCAGACTTCCTCAACTACCTTAAGTCCTCAAACACTCAATATGTAACCAACAACAACTACCGCAACGGTTTTGCTTCAATCAAGATTGTTTACGGCAACAGAGAGGTTGATGTTTACAACGAGAGATTTGTTCCGGCTTCTAAGGCGTGGGGCGTTGACACATCTCAGTTTGAACTCAGACAGATTGGATGGAACTTCATGGCTTACCAGGGCGGCGGTATTTTCAACCTCATGGAAGGCAAGTCCGTATATCGTGCTTGCCTTGCAAACTACCTTGAACTCATTTGCAAGAACCCCGGTACTTGCATTGAAATCGAAAGAAAGACCGAATAATCTAACCCATGCATAAAGCAGAAGGGGGCAGGGACAGTCCCTACTCCCTTTTCTGTTTGCGTATAATTCTACAAAGGAGGAACGATTTGAACGTAAAGGATTTATATGATACAGTCACTCTTACTTCTGATTGTTCTCATAATACTTTCCTCACTCATCTCGACACGACTATAAACTACCTTGTCGGGAAATACGGTATGTCGAAAGTTATACAAGGCGGCGCGGGATATCAGCGACCGAGAACAGTCGACACGGACATACCGATATACGACGAATACAGAGCCGCCATTTGCGACAACCTGTTATATCTTATCACGGGAGACAGCGACAGAAAGACCGATTTTGTAAACGAAGCGGACTTTGCTTACAAGGCTGTGTATGCACGAAGAATGAGCAGAAAACGACTGCTTGACGGAGGGTATTTCCATGTATGACAGCGGAGTAAAGTGTTCCGATTTCATTAATTCGATAATCGGAGAAGCGGATATTTCGATAGAGATTCAGCACGATTCGTGGTACAGATGGCTTAACACTGTCGAGCAGTTCATCTACACCGAGATACTTGACGAATATGCTTTTGCCGAGATTAACTACACTTCCGATTCTGTTGCGTTATCGACGCTTACCGTTCCTTCCGGCTGTGCTTCCGTTACCTATGACGATGTTATAGCGGTTTATGCCGACGGTGTGCAGGTTGAGAAAAGCGGTATAAAGGGCGTGATGAACTTCTCCGACAAGAATCTGTACTACACAGACTACAACGGGAATCTTGTGCTAAGTCTCACGGAAGTGCCGTATAAAATTACGGTTATATACCGTCTCCGACCAATAATGAAGACGGAAACAGGCAATCAAAACGTTGCAGTTCCGACGGAATTTCTCGACATGGTATCGGCGAGACTGCGCGGAGAAGCGTACAAAATCGCGAACGAGGACGGACTTGCCGGAAAGTGGCTTGCAGACTACAACACACAGCTTGAGAGCTTCAAGGTTTGGGCGGAAAAGCGAAACAAGAGATACGGAGGTTAACGCATGGCAAAAGACAACAACGAATTTGTCTATGGTGCGCAGTACATACCGTCCGGCGAAAGCAAGTCACGCGTTATCCGTTGGAATTTCGGCGGTTTAAACCTAACAAACGATATTGATACGGGACAGCTCACGGGGGCGAGCGGAGTTATTGTAGACCCGCCGGAGATTAAAGCGGCTTTAAAACAAAAGGAGTACAAGACGTATTCGGATCCTATATCAATTCACGGATTCGGCGACGTTCTTCTTGTGATATACCGCACCGGTGGGAAGATAAAGGCTGACTACATTAAACCAGGCAATATTAAATACACCGGAGAGATAGGCACGGCGAAAGGAACAGGCGAGGATTTCACTGAAAGATACGCGGTTCAGTTCAATGTCGCGTCGAATACCGAAAATATAGCGGCGTCAACGTATGTGAGGAAGATTCTTATATATCCCGACCGTGTTTCGATGGACTTCAACATAACGTCCAACTTTCAGACTGCATCTCTCGGAGAGACATATCCGCCGATAAAATATGCTTCCGTATACTGTTCAAGGCTGTTCGGCGTGAATGATGACCTTGTGTATGCTTCTTCATTCAACAATTATGCCGATTTCGACCTTGACACAGCTGATGAAAGCAATTCCGCCAATGCGTGGGTGTCAATGTCACAGTCCAATGTAAAAGCTGACGGCAAGTTTACGGCTATAGCGACATACGCAAATCACGTTGTGCTGTTCAAAAAGGACTTCATGCAGCTTGTTTATAACAACAAGAATCCGTTCCGCATAGTCGACGTAGGCTCTTACGGCTGTGACAATCCGTATGCGCTGACCGAATGCGGCGGTGTGCTTTATTTTGCGTCCGGTGAATCGGTATATTCATTCACCGGCGGTACTCCGAAGAAGATAAACGGAGAACTCGGACGGCTGAATCTTGATGGAGCTGTGTTCGGCTCGTACAAAGACCGTGTGTATATGCAGATTTCAGACGGACTTTATACCTACAAGAGCGGCGTTTGGTCTAAACTCAACTCAGACAACAACGTAAAGCAGTTCGCAACCACATCATGGGGAATTGTTGCGCTTTGCAAGGACGGCAAGATTAGAATAATCGACTATGACGAGGACGCTTTCAACAACGCCGGAGGAAACGCGGACAATGAACTTGGCGGCAAAGAGTACGAAAACGACTGGTGGTTTGAAACCGATTTCTTTGCCGCGGGAAGAATTGATGTTCGCAGAATCAAGAAAGTATCCGTTCTGTGTGATATCGCAAGCGGAGCAAGCGTTAGAGCGTATTTAATGCGTCCAGAGGACAAATACACTGCCACAACAAAAGCCGTCTTGGAATCGTCCGTGGGCGGTCGTAGGCTTATGCGGCGTATGATAAGAATGACTTCCTGCTATATGCACAAGATGAGAATAGCGGGAAGCGGAGACGTAAAGATACTTGCTATAGAGCTGCTTCTGTCATGGGGAGGGGATGTTTTCAAAAATGAGTAATTATCTTGGAGCGAATGTTCCCGAAAAGGAGAAGCAAGCGCAGAAACAAACAAGCGGCAGAGAGAATGACCGTTTCAAGCAGCTTGAAAATGAGCTTGCGGCGATAAAGGAACAGCTCACCATACAGAACAGAGACAACCTTGACGCTATGTACAACATAGGTATGGACAATCTCGATGACAATATGAAGCGGCTCATATCAGAAACAGGCAACTCCATAGCTTCTATCATAGTCAAGACTAATGAAAACTCGGCTTCAATCAAGGCTTTTGCCGAATGGAAAAACGGAACGGGAACGGATTCACTCGCCGGATTTGTGGCGAATGCAACTAAGGATTTTGCTACTATATCAATGCTTGCCCAGTACACCACAACAGACGAAGTGAACGGGCTTATCTTGAACGCAAAGACAGGTATTATTTCGGAAGCACGTCAAGGGATGGCTACTATATCAATGCTTGCAAGCTATACTACGACAACGGATGTAAACAATCTCATAAGTTCGGCAACTGCGGGCATTATCGCGGAAGCACAAGAAGGCATGGCTACCGTTTCGATGATAGCGAATGTCACCGACGCGACGACTGGCAAAGTCACGGCGGCATCTATTGTCACTGCGGTGAACAATAGCGAAAGCTCTGTAGTAATAAAAGCTGACAAAATCAATCTCGATGGTTATGTCAAATTCTATTCCAAGGATTCAGCAGGCAACACAACCATCCGTGGAAGCACAATTACTTTAACTGCCGATAAATACGGTAATTCTGAATCTGAAATAGAATTCATGAATTATAGCTCGTATTATGATGACGATTTTGTAATGGCAAGAATCTTAACTCGTGACAACGGCGCTTCTTCCCCAGATGAAGAGCGTCGGGCTTTGGTTATAAAAACAAACAATCCGCATTTTGAGACAAACTCAAGAGAGAATGTGGCGTTCAAAGTCGAAGCGAAAGGTTCGATTTCGCTTGAAAGCGCGAATGGTATGATATTTGCAAAAAGCCTTAGCGATATACTAATGATGGCATCAAATGGCATTATAAGACTTTCTCCGGCTTATTATAGTGGCGATGTATCACTGAACAGCGGAGAGTACTCCTTCTGCGCAGATGGCATTTATTACGGCTCAATAAAAATAGTAGATAACACAAAAGCGGTGTGATAAAAGGAGAACGAAATGGACACAAAAGAAAAGATTAGCGAATGCAAGACGATGATAGACGCGGCGTTTCAAGGGATTAACAAAATGACAGTCACAGGCGTTACCGGCTGTACGACTGTTTCTGCGATTGCGGACTGTCTTGTAAAGGCTTACAAACTGGCAGAGGAAATCGAAACGGAGGTAGACGATGCCGGAAATAAAGACGATAAGGGCGAATGAGTACGCTCTTGAACCGGAAGAAATAGACGGCGGCACAAGCGGCTCTTTCGGGGATATCAAGCTGTCGTTTGAGTTCTCCGACGGATGGAAAGACCTGTCGAAAAAGGTTGTGTTTCATCCTGTTCGCGGTGCTCCTGTCGAGGTTCTTTTACTTGATTCGACAAGCGAGATAGAAGTTCCGCCGGAAGCAACGGCTGTGTCGGGAGTTGCGCATTTTGTTGTATGCGGATACGTTACCGACAGCGACAATGTTACGCGAAACATTATATCCCTGCCCGGCAAAATCAATGTCAAGCCCACATACAAAGCTAAGGGCGGCAACACGAAGAAAGTCACAAAAGACAACTTCTCTCAGCTTCTCGACGCGGTTAAAGGCGAGATAAACAATGCCATTGAGGACGCTGTAGCAAGCGGTGAGTTTAAAGGTGACGACGGAGTTACACCTCACATAGATTCAAACGGAAACTGGTATATAGGCGACACCGATACGGGAATATCAGCGAAAGGAACAAAAGGAGACAACGGTATAACTCCGCACATCGGTGATAACGGAAACTGGTATATAGGAACGACGGATACAGGGATATCGGCAAAAGGCGTAAAAGGAGACCCTGGAGAAAACGGCAAAGACGGAGACAGTGGCGTATTCGTGAGCGAAACGGAAAGCGCGACACCTCCCGAAAGTGCCAATGTATGGGTGGTTATTGCTCCGACAGGCGAGCAGACTTACATACTTGTTCCCGACAAACTGAGGTACGTAAACGGCAGAATGCAGCTTATGTGTGGGGACGAGGCTGTTGGAGACCCTGTTATAATAGGTTCGGGCAGCGGTGGAACAGGAGCGGACGGCGTTACATTCACTCCTTCGGTAAGCGCGGACGGTGTTATCTCATGGACGAATGACGGCGGCAAGGACAATCCCGCTCCCGTGAATATCAAAGGCAATTCCGGCACTGACGGTGTGGGTATTCAATCTGTTGTGCAGACAACAACGTCTACGGCTGACGGTGGTGACAACATAATCACTGTTACGCTGACAAACGGAAATACCGCTACATTCACAGTCAAGAACGGTTCAAAAGGCTCTGACGGCTCGTCTGCTACGGTTACGGTTGATTCCGCTCTTTCCGATACTTCGACTAATCCTGTCCAGAACAAGGTTATCAAAGCCGAGCTTGACAAGAAAATTGGAACTGTGCCAAGTGCGGGAGCTGATGTTGTCGGAGGCGTTAAGGCTGATGATGCCACTGCCGCCGATACTCAGCCCGTCAGAAAAGGCACGGACGGGAAACTATATACTGCTCCTACGTCAGGCGGCACGACTATTACGGTTGACAGCGAGATGAGCGACACGTCAACAAATCCTGTTCAGAACAAAGTTGCAAAGGCTTATATGGACAAGTTTAAAGCGACGGTAAGAACAGCTAATATAGGCACAACATGGACTGGTAGTGAAGCTCCGTACACGCAGACACTCAGTGTTCTCGGAGTTACAGCGGACAGCGTAGTTGACATTTTCCTTTCATCCGACGCTACTGCTTCTCAGGTCGCGGAGTATGGAAAGCTGAATTTACAGGATGGTGGTCAGAGCGCGAAGAGTATAACGCTTAAGGCTTTCGGGACGAAAAACACAGCTACAATTCCGATAAAGATAATTATACGAGGTGAACCGTAATGCCGATTTTGATTCACGGAAATTCCAAAGTGCCGGAACTTCAACAGAAAAATGTCAAATCCACAACAGTCCAACAGGAGATAACTCCGAGCGAGGGATACGACGGATTTGACAAAATCATAGTAAGCCCGATAAAACTGCAAGAAAAGCCAGCTACGCCGAGCACAAGCGAACAGGTGATTACTCCCGATTCGACCTACGACGGACTTAGCAAGGTTACAGTCGAAGCTGTCAAGTCGGTAGTTCAAGCAACTCCGGCTATAACAGTTGCAACGAATGGGCTTATTACTGCATTGGCAACTCAAAGCGCAGGGTATGTTTCTGCCGGAACGAAAAGCACAACAAAGCAAATGACAACGCAAGCCGGAACAACCATTAACCCGGGCACCAGCAGGAAGTTAGCTGTTTCATCAAGCAGATACACCACCGGAGATATATTTGTCGCAGGGGATTCAAATTTAGTCGCAGATAACATAAAAAAAGGCGTTTCGATTTTTGGGGTTAGTGGAAGTTATGAAGGAGCATCCAGTGGCAGCAACGACAAAGTGAAGGTGTTTTCTGGAACTGCAAGCCCATATTCAAAGAGTACATTGGGCATTAGTTTAAATGAAAATGTTTCCGGATACTCTCTTAAGATGGTCGCAGTTGCAATGACTAAATCCGATGCTAATGCTTCATTAAATGGAGTAATCAGCTATAGCAGATTTCCGGAAAGTGCTCAGTCAATAGCCGTTTGCGGGGTGTATGGCAATAGTTATGATGAGTTTTTGGTTTATGGAGATGCCTCTTTTGAAGAATCAGTTACAAATACGACATTTGTGTTGTCGATATCGTCAACAAATAGCTATCGCATGTTCAATACTGGCGCACAATATAATTACCTGCTTGTCTATAAGTCGAATGAAATAGAAATTGGCTGACAAGATGAGATATTCTATAACTAAAGGAGTGATTTTAGACAAATGCCGAAAATAGAAAAACAGACGCTGCTTGTAAAAGACGCAAACGGCGTGTGGCGCTTCATTCCTGCTGTTGCCGGAGAAGGTGGCGGCGGCATCGTCCTTCCGGCGACAAAAGAACGTCTCGGCGGTGTTAAAGTCGGCGAAAACCTTACCGTCACGGAAGACGGCGTTTTGTCGGTTGATACCACTGACGACGCGGAGCAGGACAACACAAAGCCTATCACCTCGGCGGGGGTAAATCTCGTCGTGGGGAACATCAACGCTATTTTAGCGATTATTTAACGGAGGATTTATAAAATGGCAGCTACAACATCGGAACTTTTAACAGCTCTCACAAATGCGCGAAACACAATACGCACAAAACTCGTTGCGCTCGGACTTGTAACGGCGGCGGCTAAACTTGCGGACTGTGCTACAGCAATCGACGGCATAGACAATAACGGTGCTGTGTCGGCGCAGGTTAAGGAAGGCGAGAGCTACACCATCCCGAAAGGTTATCACAACGGCAGCGGCACTGTGCAAGGTGTCTCGGGCGGCGGTAACTACAACACGCAGGCTAAGACTGTAACGCCGACCAAAAAGCAGCAGCAGGTCACACCGGATGCGGGATATTATGCGCTATCCGGAGTGACGGTTAATGCGATACCGGACAATTTTAACGACACGTCAGCCGTCACGGCAACGGAAGGTGATGTGCTTGCTACAAAGACCATAGTCGGAGCGGATGGCACTACTATTGCGGGTACAATGCCCAACAACGGAGCTGTTGAAAAGTCGCTCAGCACGACAGATACGTCCTACACCGTCCCGAAAGGCTATCACAGCGGCACAGGCAAGGTATCAATCACAATCGAGACAAAGACTGCTACTCCGACAGAAAAGGCGCAGGACATCACGCCGACTGCGGGAAAAGTGCTGTCTAAAGTTACAGTAGCCGCCATCCCTGCGAAGTACAAAGACGTGTCCGGCGTAACGGCAACCGCAGACAAAGTGCTTGACGGAGCTGTTTTTGTCGACAGCACGGGCGCGGCTGTTGAAGGCACTATGGTTAATCAGGGTGCGAAGGAGCTTACCATCGACGGACTTACTAAGCTTAGCGTAACCATCCCCGCAGGCTATCACAACGGTACGGGTACTGTGTCTCTCACCGACGATATCCGCGCGGCTCTGGCGGCTATATGAGGTGAGATATGGCAGCTATAACTGCAATTAAAACAAATTTAGAGCGGATATCGAAAGCAAAAACCGACATTATCTCCGCCATAACCGCAAAAGGCGGCACTGTCGCCAGCGGAGCGAAAATCGAGGACTTGCCTGCTTGTATCCGTGCGATTCCCACGGGTGGGGGCGGAAAAGCAGTTGAGTTTTTTGTGAAATCGAGCGTAAATGTTGTCGCTTTTACTAAAGATGGACAAACGCCTGTTGAAGTTGGCGGTGATGATGTCGTTTTGACAGTGAATGTCGGCGATATGCTTGTCATTTGCGTTGCGTCTCAACGGGATTATTTTAATGTTGAGGACGGAAGCGGCTACAAAGAGCTTGGCTTATTTCCAACAGCCCGCAGAATGTATGTGTATTGGATACTAATCGAAGAAGCAGGGGGCTTAATGCTCTCTAAATAACGAAATAACGAGGCGAAAAAAATGCTAATAGAGACAATCATCAAGTGGGCGGTGCCGTTTGTCTGCGGCGGTGCGGTAACATGGGCGGTTACATACATCAAGCTGCGCAAAAGACGAGAAAGCGCACTCGAGGAAGGATTAAAGTGCCTTCTCCGTGCAGAGATAATCCGCAATCATGACAAGTATCTCGATAGGGGATATTGCCCCATCTATGCGAAAGAAGCACTTAAACGCGCCTATGCGGCTTATCACGCGCTCCGCGGCAACGACGTTGCAACACAGCTATACAATGAGGTCATGGCACTGCCGACAGAGCCGCCGCACAACGGAGGTGACACGGAATGAAAATGAATCTACCTTACAAGAGCGGCAAGGTCACGCTCACGTCTCACTTCGGCTGGCGCACGCTCAACGGACAGCGAGACTATCACAAGGGCGTAGACCTCAGCGGCACGGACAAAACGCTCGTTGCACCTTGCGACGGAGTTATCGGCTCGTCGACAATCATCACGGACAAGTCTAATCTCACATGGCAGTGGGGCAACTACATTCGCATTGACACGCCGGACGGACTTAAGATTTTTATGTGCCACATGGCGGCGCGAAAAGTCAAAGTTGGTCAAAAAGTCAAGGCGGGTGACGTGGTCGGAATTGAGGGCAACACGGGATATTCCTTCGGCAGTCACTGTCACTTTGAGGTCCGCAAAAACGGCGTGTCCGTAGACCCCACCCCATATCTCGGAATCCCGAACGAGTGGGGACAGTACGATATCAAAACCACATCAAAAGGAGAAACAAATATGAATATCGACACAAAGCTCGACATATCCGACGGCAAGGGCAACACCAATGTCAAGGACAGCTACGACAAGGACGGCATCACATACACCCGCGCGAAGAATTTTGCAATCATCTACCATGACGCGGACAAGCGCAAAGGCGGCGTGAAAAGATACATTAACGGCGGATTTTTCGCAAACTACCGCTCGGAGGAAGGCGAAACATACACGCTCCCCGTCGCTAATCTTGCGTGCGATATCAAGGAAATTCCATCGGCGGCAAAGGACAACCTCTTTGAACACGTATACGGAAACCACCTTGTGTACAGTATCGCCGACAACGCGACAAAGCAGTTTGCGGGCAAAAAGGTATCGACGCTTCTCGTGCCGTACACGGGAGACCCCAAAATCGAACGTGTTGACAAAATCCCGTCGGGAATCAAGTACGCTGTCAGCGGTGTGCCGGTTGTGATTGACAGAAAGCCTGTCGACATGAGCTACGTGGGCGCGGAGGGCTGGGACGGCTCCACCACTTACGGCACGTCAAGAAACATGCTCGGAATCCGAAACGGCGAGATATGGGTACTCACGCTCAAAACCACCTCGGCAAACTACATCAAGTCCGGCGAGGTTTGGCGAAAGATACAGGGCGAGGGTTTTGAAGACGTTATTGCTCTTGACGGCGGCGGCTCGTACATCCGTGTCGAGGGAATCAAGAGACGGTCAACGGGCGGCAGTCGTGCGGTCAACAACATTATCGCATTTTAAGACATTTTGTAACGCAATGCTACATTTTGTCTAACGTTGATACAACGCATTAAAAAATAAATCATGAAAAAGAAAGACGTTGAATACTCAAAACGTCAGCTATCTGCAATTGTGAAGCTGTGGTTTGCGGGTGCGATTTTCGGCATGTGCTACCTTGTGGTCCAGCTGATAATCGCTCCCGATATGGCGTCTCTTGACGGACTGCTGACATACATCGGCGCTCCCATGGGCTGCGGAGTGGTGGGATATCTCATCAAATCGGCGATGGAAAACCGCGAGAAAATCAAACAAGAATACCGCTCCGACTACGGAGAAGAAGAAATAACTTATGAGGATGAAAAAGGAGAATAATATGGACAATAAAATCAACTGGAAGCAGAAACTGACCTCAAGAAAACTGTGGGTGACAATCATCGGTATCATTATCGGCGTGGCAATGTCGTTTGGCGTGGGTGAGAGCGACTACGGCGAGATTGCGGGCAAGGTTGCGGGCGCGATTACGGCGATATCCTCAATTATCGGCTACATCTACGGCGAGAGTAAAGTTGACGCGGCTCGGATTGACGCGGAGGGCGTGAAAAGCATTATTGAATCAGCGGAAAGCGAGGACAAGGAGGCGTAAAGATTGACGGAGCACGTGCGGCAGAAAAACGCGGTGCAGGAGATAGACGATACGGAATTGATATCCTCGGCTATCGACAAGTGCAATCTCCGACCGGAGTACAAACGGCTGCTCGAAATCCTCTATGTGGAGCGCGGGTGTCTGGAGGATGTGTGTGACGCTGTCGGGCGCGACTACTCGACGGTATCAAAGTGGCACAAACCGGCACTGATACGGCTCGTCCGTCTCTTGCAAAAACAAGGCAAAATAAAGGCAAAATAAACGCAAAAATAACGAAAGAAAAAATCTCTCTGCGATGGTACAATGGTATCAGATACAGAGAGATTTTTTGTATGTCTTCGGGCGGTGCGCAACGTTCGGTGATAAATATATTTTCGGAGGTATTTGAAAATGGCTGAATGGGTAGCCGGAAAAGGCACTACTGCACTTGGCATAATCGGAACAACTCTCGGCGGACTTGCTGTCGCTAACGGCGGCGCAGGAAACATTCTCGGCGGTATTCTCGGGGGCAACAGACAACCGTCTGACACTGCCACAATCGCCGCTATGGCTGCTATTCCCGCGCTTGTAAATTCTGCTTCCAACAGCGGACAGCTTGAAGCGGACAGAAAAGTCACATCCTGCGAGATAAACCTCATCCGTGAGAATTACTCAAAGGATATGGAGATAGCTCAGCTCAAAGCAGAACAGTCAACGGACGCGAAGATTCTCGACCTTTACAAGTGGACTGACGGACAGATTAAAGACCTTAGAGAAACACAGAATGCAAAGTGGACTGAACAGGCTGTTATCAATGCAACTACCACCACCGGCATTACTACTCTTAAAGGACAGGTTGATTCCGTAACCGCTGCTGTGAATGCAATAACTCAGACGGTAGTACCGCAGAGAGTTATCTGCAACACAGGCTGTGGAACTTGCAGCGGCAATATGTAAGTAATGGATTAAACAATCCGCTCAATACAGATTCAGGGAGGGCGGCAGCTCTCCCAATTTTTTATAACAAGGAGATATAAATATGAATTACAGAATGATTCAGCTCACAAACAAAAACATTCAGGCGGTTGCCGCCAATGCTCTTATGCCGCTCGGCAGCATCACAAGGCGCGTATGTCCTCGTACAAACTGCTGTCAGACATTTGAAGTGACAACTTCCGGCGCGGACACAGTGAATATCACCGAACAGGGATATTACAGAGTTACATATAATGTATCTGCCATTTCTGCCGCTGCCGGACTTGTTTCATTCTCACTCAACGTCGGCGGCACATCGGTTTACGTAGGCAGTGCGACGGCTGCGGCTGTGGGCGATACAGTCAATGTGACAATACCGTTTATGGTTCGTGCGTTTGGCAACTGCGCTTCTCTCCCCGTTAATCTTCCTCTTGCAATTCAGGTTGAGAACACCGGTGCAGCTCTTACATCGGCGGTATCCAACATTATGATTGAGAGAGCTTATTGCTAAGGAGTGTGCGCTATGATAGTTAATGTACAGCAGATTCAACGCGGACTGGCAAACTATATCGATACCGAGATTGCTCAAAAGGCTGTCGGTGTAAAGAAATTCGCGGTGTACTTTCTGATTCCTCAAATAAATCAAAAGGTAACGGACACGATAACTTCACTGACAAAAGATGATATGTTTGCAACGCTTTTTGATGAAAACGGCAACATCGACCTTGACAAGGTTTACAATCAGGCGAAAGACGCGATTCACAAGACGGGGCAGATAGAATTTGCGGGTATTGTCTTCACGGAGAACGACATTGATTCGCTATACAGATACATCAGCGCGGGAGGACAATAAGATGACAATGAACATAAACGAATACAAGGAAAAGCTACGCAAACGTCTTGAAGAATACATGGACATGCCTGTTAACGCTCACAACATACAGATTATATCGGACACTGTATCTTGTCTTGACTGTCTCGAAGACTACGAACGCGAGATGAAAGAGTACGGCAATGGCGAGCGTATAGGACGGCTCACAATAGAAGATGCCGAAGAATGGACACACAGCATGAGAAATTCCGACGGCTCACGCGGGGAACACTGGAATTACGACCAGACCGAACATGTACGCAAACAGCACGGCTATGGCTGTAATCCTACGGCGTTCTATGCGGCTATGAACATGGCATACTCGGACTACTACAACACAGCGCAGGAATTCGGGCTTAACAATCCTGACTTCTACGCAAAAATAGCGCATGACTTTCTTGATGATGAAGACGCGGTTTCAAACAAGATTGCAGTTTATAGAAAGTATATCGCAAAATAAAAAAACGGGAGCTGTAAAAAGCTCCTGTTTTTGACTGTATGGAAATTATTGATAATGATTTGTTGTCTAACTTGTTGTCTTTTTGTTGTCTCGGGGTATTTGTAGAGAATAAAAATATTGTATTTCACGGAAATGCAAATACAAAATTTTGTAGTATTTCGGTAGCTATTACACGAACATTCGATGTGTAATAGCAATTTTACTATAAATAAGCAACAAAAAACTCTCGATATAGCGAATATACCGAGAGTTTTGTCATCGGAGTGACTGGATTCGAACCAGCAAAAATTGTATTGACAACTCTCTTTTCCTCGTTATAGCTCACTTTTTCTATTGTTTTTCTTCGTTCACAATTTATTTTGTTGTCTTTTTTGTTGTCTCATCTAATCGAGAGAAGTAGTCATTCATTGCGTTATTGATTTCAATATCTTTTTCTTTTACCGATTCTTGGTAGTGTTTGAGCATTGAATTTGTGCTGTGTCCCATTCTTTCCATTGCGTACTTATCGGGTACTCCGAGGGCAAGCATGATTGACGCGTAGTAATGTCTCAAACCGTGGAAGGTACAGGTGAGGTTATACTTTTTTCTGACGTGCGCGTACATTTGTGTTATCTGATTGGGGTTATACATCTTAAAATTTTGTTCGTTTGCGTAAACACACAGTCTTTCTGCCACCCACCGAGGGATTGATATAACTCTTTTTCCCGCTTCGGTTTTCGGTTCTTTGAGTTCAAATATGTTGTTCTCGTTTCTTGTATATGCCTTGTTTACATACACAAGCCCTTTTTGATAGTCGATATCATTTTTTAAATCCAGTGCGGATATTTCCCCTCTTCTCATACCGCACACGGAAGCGAGTATAATCGGGACTTCGCGCGGGTCTCCTTTCAGCTCCGCGAACATTTTCTTTATTGTCGTTTCGTCCGGCACTTCTACGGGTTTTCGCTTCACGCTTGGCAACAGCACAGATGGGGCATATCCTTTTCTGTACTGGCGTATTGCCGCTCCGAACAGTCCCCACCACAAAGAGACAGACTTCGGCGAGTGACCGACAGCGGCTTTGTTTATCTCCTTTTGAATCATCTCGTCTGTCACGGAGTAAAGCTTAATGTCAATCAATCCTTGAAGTGCTGTGCGCCTGTATGCCTTGTATTCGCGTATTGTCTTGGGTGAATATCCCGCTGTCTCTCTTGCGGCTATATACGCGTCTACAGCGTCTCCTACGGTCATTGTGATGTTTGACGCGCTGTGTCCGTCTATTTCTTTGTCGAACTCCGACGCAAGCTTTTCCACTTCTTTTCTTGTCGGTGCGCTTAGTCTTTGATACCTCTTCTTTCCGTTCTCGTCTATCCCGGCATAAACAAGAACCGTCCATCCGTTTTTTGTTTTCTTGGGTGTTGCCATGATTTTATTCCTTTCGATTTTGTTTCACCCATACAGTCAAGGCTATTATATCACCGGCAACTGGAAAATACAACAGCTTCGTGCCGAAAACAATAAAAATATTAGAAAAGGCAATCGAGTATTTCATCGACTGCCTTTTTCTGTTTGGAGGTGTTATTGCTGTAAAATTGCTAAATAACGCTCGTCCATTGTCTGTTTAATCTCTTTCTTCATGTCCTTTAACGCTCCTGCGATTGAATCTTCGTCGTAGCCGGATGACAGAATTTCGTTATACCAATACTCAAACAGTATTTGAGATTCAGTGTAATATTCCATCATATCATATGCATCAAGCTCATAAGCATTCTTTTGAGAATCTTTGAGAGATTCAGGAACCACTATATACGGTGCTATGTCTTGCAGTGGGTATCCTGTTTCCTTAGCAAGCGCAGCTACATCTTTGTCAAGCTGGGTAACTTCCGTTTCGTTCACGGATTTTATCAGCTCATTCAACACGCTTCGTGTGTGTCTGCTTGACTCTTTGTTGTTGTCGGCTTTAATTCGTTTCAGAACATCACTGTAAAGGTCGGCAACCTTTCCGAATTTGTATTTTCCGTATGTATCATAGAAGGTATATTTGGAATTTTCTTTACCCTCTTTTTGAAGTGCCTTGTACGATGCCGCGTTTTGGTCGTATTCAGTCTTTTTGTCATAAAATCTCGTTACTATGTCGGTTGAATACGTGCTGTCGCGCAGAATCACGTTCGGAACTGGAATACCTCTTAGAAGTGACTTTTCACTTGTGTCTGACAAATCGGCAACTTCTTTCGCGGAAGTTCCCTCAAACTTTGTTAGGTTGATTAAGAAATCTCCGACCCATCCGGTGTTGTCGTCAAGCAAGTAGTTTATCTGTATTGGAGAAAGTTCCAAGCCGAACTCATTCAAGAAGAGGTTGATTTTTGGTGCTGCCGCAATTGCAAGTTTAGATGTTCTGCCATTGTATCTCGTTTCTGCTGCCTTATACTGTTCCGCTTTTGATTCGATTGGCGCGCCTGTGAATGTTTCGTTTTTCGCTAAATCGATAATAGAACCAAGGATAATTGTATCTCGAGGACCCGGCGGAAGAATAGCGTCAACTATATATTCTCCATACTTATAGAACGCTTCTGGATTTTCCATCGCATATTTTTCATACAACGCCGCTGCCAAAGTAGCAGGTATCATAAGTGTTTGCTCCTTCGGAATTCTTATGAATTGACCATCGCCAATGTATATGTTGTTATTGGCGAACTTGTTGTATGTTGATAGGTTTGCATATGCTTCGTGGAAATCATCATCATCGTCAAGTATATATTTATTGATGAATTCATTGATTGCTACGCCGCTAATCGCAGTCCATATCATTGAAACAAGCCACTTTATAATAGTTCGCTTGTTTTTGGGATTTAAACGACTTACATTTTGGTACAGTGAAGTCAAACTTGCGTTAAAGAACGGAATGAACTTGTTGATGAACTTCGAATACTTACCGCCTTGTTGGAAGTTTACCGTGATATTCTGCGAGGCTCTGAGAGCTTCGAGCGGGTCTACGCCTTCTTTCAACTTACGTTTGTATTCTGCGTATCTTGAAGCGGATTCTATGGAATTGTTAATGCGAGGAAAGAAGTCCATGGCGTATTCAAAGATGCGTTTCAACTTGCTATGATGTTTCACGAGTTTTTGATATTCGTTTTTCATGTTTCTCGTGTTCATTGTGAATGCGCCAGTGTAACCGCCACCATTCGCAAGATACATTTTATAATCATCTGATTCTGTTATTGCTTCGCCGAATGCTTTGAACAAATCAAGAACGTATCCGAATGGATTATTTTGCGTTTCTGAGAATATATAACCTGTTGATGTATCTCTTATCAGGTTGTTATAACCGAACTTCGGATTCGTGCCTGTGGTTAGCGCTGTAAACAGATTGGTAGTCTTAGAGACGAGTTGTAACCATATATTCATTTGTTGCGGAGTAAGCGAGAGTAAAGATTCCATCAAACCGTCATCGTGTATCTCGTAATATTCCGGTTGTCCGTTGCGCATTACACTGACAATGTCCTTGCCTTGATTGAGTTTCTTCTTCCACATACCTGTTGATGAACCTATGGTTTCCATTATATCATCGACAAGTTCTGCTTTTTCATCTTCGCTCAAATGCTCTATTTTGTCGGAACTAAAGTTTGCGAGTTTCTTCGCTACTTCGTCTGTTGACACAGTATCACGGAACATAGAAGCAGGTACTTTTTCCGCCCATATTCCCATGTCCTCCGTGTCGTCAATGACATCGAACACGGCTTTTCTTGTTTCGTTTTGGAGAATTGCCTTTGTCCATGCTACCGTTTGATTCATAATGTTTTCGACAGGCGAAAACACGTCACGTCCTGAACCCTTGAATTTCTTGACGACAGAAGGGGGAGTTTTGGCACCTCTGCCTGATGAAACAGCCGAACCATCTCGGAACGACCTATACAACGGAACATAGTGCGGATATAGCTCTCTTAACTCATCCGAAAGTTCGCTTGATATCAGACCTGAATCGACAGCAACATCAAGAAGATGGTTCTCATATTCATACACGCCTTTTGCTGTATCTGCAAATGTCGGATTCTTCAATTCATAGGTTTGTATGTCGCTAATAAGATTATCTTTGTCCTGAAGTTCGGCGTCCGCATAAACTTTAGAACCTATACCGTTGTTTTTCTCCGCCGCTTCAATTCTGTCGAGTGCTATTCTTGCGGTGAGGTAAGCATCAAATGATTTTGCGTTTAAGTCGTTAATTCCGCCCTCTTCGAGAACAGACGCAAGACTGCGACCTATTACTTTATCGTGGTTGTCGGTAAAAGCTATTGTCAGTCTGCCATCCGCTATACTGTTAGCTGCACGCTCCTTGAATGCAAGGTCATGGGCGTTACCAAAATTTTTTAGGTCAACCACATCATCAAACCAGTGACGTATGAACTTTCTTGAAAGCCGTCCTGTATACGCAGCAGGGTTCCGTCTGAATGTATCGACTTGGAATTGCGCATTACCAACAAACGATTCATCCTTGTGTCTGTAATGTACCTGTGCTTCTCTTCGTCTGATTCTGTCTGCCGCAAAATATTCATTGGTCATGTTGATATACTCGGGTAGGTGTTTTGCGTCTGAACCTTTAAGCGCAGCTCCGAGTTCGCTTGTGAATGTCTTGAATCTTTCTGCGGTTTCCTTTTGGTCTCTCATAAGGTCGGCAAAATAGTATGCAACGGCTTCATATGGGAACAGTGATTCATTATAATCGGCTTCTTCAAGTTCGGCACGATAATAGTCAACAAGTTCTTCCACCCCGTCCATGCTGACAAGATTATACTTTTTGTCAAAGTGGTGTCCGAGTTCGTGCGCTATTGTCGGCAAGTCTCCGTGAACTCTTGTCCTTATAGTTCCGGCGTGAGTATTATAGATACCTTCCGCACCTCTCGCACCTATCTTGCCGGTATTAATTTCAACACCGAACATTCTGTGTGCTTCTTCTTTGAGGTCGTTCAGGGATTTAAGCTTGTTGCCGTCCTTATCGCCTTTGCCCCATTTGCCTTTTGTTTTTGATTGTAGTATCTGGGGTTCTGCACTATCTTTGCTTTTTTTGCTTCCCGTTTCGCCCACATCGTCAAAATCATCGCCCATTCCTTCATCATCAATAATTTCACCTCCGGCTATAACTCCGGCGGCTTCGTTCATCAGTGCGTTTACTTCATTCAATCTCGCAAGAGTAGCATCATATTCTTCCTGTTGGGGGAATTTGCTTTTCACAAGGTCTTTTGCGTCTGACAATGTTTTTTCAAGTTGTTCGACGTGACTTTGCATTGATGAAATCTGCGTTTCGGGATTACTTGCTTTGTCAATGGCGTTAACAATTCTTGCAATGTTGTTTGAACCGGCTTCTATTTGCGTTCTGTCAGCGCCGTCAAGATACAGTCGGATGGTTTGTCCTTCCTGCATGAACGACAACTTTAAACCACGAATAGTGCCGATTTCATAAGTCTTGTTCATGCCGTATCTGCCGTCTGCAAGTATTTTGGCGAGAGCTTCGTTAGCCGCTTTTCGCTCGGTGTATTTCTTGCCTTTTAGTTCAATTTCAAAATCGCCTTTGAACGGGTTTGAATTTATGATTTTGGCAGTTTCTTGTACATTGTCAATGTTGCGCTTTGTGTTTTGTATGTGTGCCGGATAAGACGCAATAACATCCTGAGCGTTATAGACAGAGCGTAGGTATACGCTTCGTGCGGTCGACAGCTTAGAGAACTTGTCGTCGAGTTCTGATTTTTCAAGGAGAAGAGGGTTTCCGGATGCAAGAGCTTTGGCTTCTGCCGCAGAGAGAACAAATTCGTCGACGTCGTCAAGTTCGTTTATATCCCCTCCGCTCATAGCTTGGTTAATCATAACCTGCTTTCTTTCAAGCATTTGCCACATATAGCTGTCAAAGGACCTCTTTTGAACGTAGCGGTATATTCTAACGTCTTTGTTTTCGTTGCCGAAACGTATTATTCTTCCTTCGCGCTGTTCAATGTCCGACGGTCTATATGGAGGATTCAAATGATGAAGCGCAACGAGACGTTTCTGTACGTTCAGACCTTCGCCCATGCGTGCGGTTGAACCTATAAGCACTCTCACATCTCCGTTGTTGACTTTTTTGTAAAGTTCTTCCAGGTTTTTGTTGTCAACTTTATCGAGACGAACGATTTCGTTTGACGGTATTCCTTTCGATGTCAGTTTTTTTATAAGGTCGGAGTAAAGGTCAACGCCGTAACGTTTCTCTTGGTCGTCGCTCATTCCGTAGTCAAGGAAAACAAGCTGCGTTCCCTTTTGTTTTGCGCTGTTTTTGTATTCTTCAACAACATTCTCAACGGTTTTGTTGATTTTGCTTCCATCCAAATCCAACTCGGACGGTGAAACACCAATCTGTTTTGCGATTAATCGAAGGTCAATAGCTGCCGCTCTTCCGTCGTTGGTAACGAGAAGCATATTGTCTTTCTTCGTTGCTGAACCTTTAAGTGCGTCAACACGGCTTTGAATTTCACCGAGATATTTCTCAAGGTAATCATTCGATTCGCATTCTACCGTAACGCGTTTTGCTTTCGGCAGGTCTTTCAACACTTCATCAGACCTAAGAACATCGGCGAAACGTCTGAACATACCTATCATCGCGTTTACATTAGAGAATTTGGAATAACGTTCTTTTGCGCGGAAGCTGATTCCGTCCGGCGAGATTTCAACCTTGGATTCAATGTTGCCGAAGTTTGCAGACCATGCGTCAAAAGATTCAATTCCTGCCTCCTTCAGAATTTCGGGATTTACAAACCGCGTCATATTGTAAATTTCCGCGACTGAATTGGTGATAGGTGTTGCAGTGCCAAACACAACACGTCCGTGAATGTCGTGAAGGTATTGAGTTTTTTCGAACATATCTTGTGCGCGCTGAGAAGCACCGCCCGCATTAGCTCCCGCAACATTGAGCTTTGTATAGTATGTCAGAGACTTAAAGTTGTGCGCTTCATCAACAAACAAGCCGTCGACACCGAGAGATTCAAAGTTGATTGTATCGTCTTTGCGTGTTGAAAGCTCTTTGAGTTTGTTTTCAAGGGATTCTTTTGCCTTTTCGAGTTGTTTTACTGTTCTTCTGTCTTGGTATGAGTTCATTCCGGAAACAGTATTTTCTATTTCCGCAATTTGAGCTCTGAGCGCATTTTGCTTTGTTTCATTTGAAACCGGAATGAATCCGAATTGAGAGTGACCTATAACGGCAATATCATAGTCGTTCGTCGCCAATGCTGAAATCATTGCGGCACGACGGTCTTTAGTAAAGTCTGCTTCGCCCACAGCCATAACTTTTGCACTCGGATAAAGTTTATGAATATCGCTCTGGAAATCAGAAACTTTATTGTTCGGAACTACAAAAAGGTTTTTATGAGTAATTCCGAGACGCTTGCTTTCCATTGCAGAAGCAATCATCTCAAAAGTCTTGCCGGTTCCAACTCCGTGAGCGAGAAGTGTGTCTCCGCCGAATACAACTCGTGCAACTGCGCCTTTTTGATATTCGCGCAACTTAATTTCAGGATTTACACCTTCAAGAGACAAATACTCTCCAACTTTATTGAAGTCAGCACCTCTCCAGCTTGCGAACAAGGTGTTGAATTTATCTTCAAGAGCTTTGCGCCGTTCAGGAGTAGCGAAAATCCATCCGTTGAACTCTTCTCTCAACATTGCTTGACGCTGTCTCTGTTGCTCTGTAGCCTGGAGGTCTACTTTTCCGTCAACTCTGACAGTAAGCTGCTTTTGGTTCATTGTGGGTACAAGCAGCTTCATCGCTTCTGCGCCATACTTGGGAGAGTATGCATAAGGGATAATCTCGCCTACCCATGTACCTGTTGTCGTGTCATAACTTAACTTAGGCTTTCTTCCAAATACTGAATACGCAAAATCTTCATAATAAGACGGTTCAATCCATGCCGCGCCGAGCTTGGGAGTTATTTCATCGGCGGTCAGCTGGCGCGGAAGAGTTGCTTTTAGCATTTCAACATTGCGCGTGAATTTGGAATCGCTCTTTGCGGCTTTTTCGGCGGTGGCTATCTTGTCTCTTATGTTGCCTGAAAGATACAATGCTGTAAGCTGCCAACCTTCATCGGGTGTTTCGATAATGGCATCTGAAAGTTCTGACGTTACGACTTCCCTTGACTGTCCTGTGAGCTTTGACATATAATCAAGGTCAACTGTGCCATGGGTTGATATTGAAACGGCAAGTGCATCATGGGCACTGTCTACGTGTTCCGGAACTTGCTTTTTATATAGGTCTTTTGTGAAAATGTCGCTTTTTTCAAACTCTCCCGGCGATTTTCCTTTTTTCTCAAGCCCTGATACCATCCAATACTCCGCGTCGCCGCGAAGGTCTGACTTTGCGCCTCTGCTGTTGAGACTGCCGTATTTTTCGGTAAATGTATTGTATGTCTCTTCGAGGTTTTGCCTTGCTGCTTGACGCTCTTCTTGTGTTGAGTTAGGGTTATTAGATATATTGATAACTCCGTTATACGCATCCTTGACACGCATGAACTGCTTTGCTTTATCTGCTTTTTTGCCTGACAGTTCAGTGACTTCTCCTGTTGACGAGTTATAAAACACCACACCCTTATCCGAATCTATAAACCGTGATTTTTGAGTATCATTTTCGATTTTGACTTCGGATTTAGTCATGTCCGTTTTGATTATATCAGCCGGCAGACTATTCATTGCTTCCGTCAGAGCTTTGCTGTAATCGCGGTCATCAGCTCTTACTTGAGTTCTCTCACTGACATACATTCCTTTTTCGGAAACAAGCTTGCCGAGAATGTTTTCGGGGTGTCTGACGAAGTATTCGTTAATCGGTATTCCGTCAATTTCACCCAGAGAGAAGAAAGTTTCATCCGATTGAGAAACGCCCTTCGGACGCTTGCGAAGAACAACAATGTCAGTAGTTACTTCTGTTCCGGCATTTGTTTTGAATGCATTGTTCGGAAGTCTGAATGCAGCTACAAGGTCGGCTTGCTTTGCAATAGCATCTCTTGTTTTGGGGTTTGCTTTGTCAAGCGTTCCTGTGGAAGTGATAAACATTACGATTCCACCGTCTTTTACCTTGTCAAGCGTCTTTACAAAGAAGTAATCGTGCAGCATATGTTTCTCGCCCTTGTATGGATATGTTGTTGACGAGAACGGCACATTGCCGACAGCAACGTCGAATGAACCATCGTTGTATCTAACATCTTGATAAGGTGCTATTTTGATATCTGCATCCGAGTAAAGGACTTGAGCGATTCTTCCAGTGATGCTGTCCATCTCAACGCCATAGAGCTTCGTTTTCTTGGCAATATCTTTCGGAAGCATACCGAAAAAGTTACCTGTACCCATGGAAGGTTCAAGCAGATTTCCGCCTGTAAATCCCATGTGTTCAAGTCCTTTATACATTGCTTCTATTACATCAAGGGAAGTGTAATGTGCGTTCTGCGTAGAGCGTTTGGCGGCGTTATATTCTTCTTCGCTCAACATCTCCTTGAGTTCTCTGTTTATTGAGTAGTTTGCAAATGCGTCAGCCAAACCACCCCAACCTTTGTATTTTGCGAGTACGTTCTTTTCAGCAGCTGTCGCAGGTCTGTTCTCTTTTTCGATTTGGAACAGAGTTTTTATCGCTTCGATGTTGTCTGCTGTCTTTGGACGTGTCGTATTGATATACTTGCGTGTTTCTATGTCAAATGAGAAGTTAACGGGTTTCTTCGCCGACTGTTTTTCGCTTACAGGCTTTCTTCCACTTGTGTCAACATCTGTGATATCCCCTCCGACGTCATGTCCCTCGCTGTCGTTTCGTTCATCAGTTCCTGTGTCGCTCTTTGCTGAAATGTCGGGTTCTCCGTTTCGTACACTTTTTCCGGCGTTTGTGTCTCCGTCAGCCACTCGAGGTAATCGAGTTCCGTCTCCTCCGCTCTTTCCGCCATTTCGTCCAGAAGTTTCTCGTACTCCTTCTCCTTGCGGAGCTGTTTCCTCCACTTCGGGGCGTAATCCTTGAACATCAGGTCTATTCTCTTTCTCCAAGTTGATACCATTGTTTTTTATCTCCTTTTCTGTTGTTTGTTTTGTTGTTGTTTCGCTCTGTAGTTTGCTTTTGCCTTGGTAAACCATAGGCTTTGTTTTATCCAATGTGTTTCCTCTGACCGGCATGATGATTCCGTTCAGGTTGCCGTCGTCATCCGTTGCCGCGAGTGCATAATAATTCGGTGAATCAGAAGATTTGAAACGAGCGAATCCCCATATGTTGCCTTTTTTATCGAAATACTTAAGGTATTTATTGTCAATATATGTTGGCTCACCTTGTGGGTTCTCGAACTCGACCAGCGTCAAGCCGCCCGGCTGTGTATAAGTTGTCTCTGGCAGCTTTTTTGCGGGTGTGATATGCTCTAAGTCCAATATCGTAGGTGCATCGACATTCACAAATGCTTTCGATTGTTTTTTGAGATCCGCCTTTATCTCGGACAACTGCTCTTTCGACACACGTATTATTGCGGCGCCGTCAGAGACAAAACTGCCGCCGTTAATTTCAACTCCAAAAGCAGTCGGAGCGTTCTTGAGCATATCGAGTGCCTGTTTTGTGCTTGCGGCAGTAACAGTTGACGCGTCTGTTTCCGTGTTAGGGACAGTGGGAGGTGTTTCCGGCTCGTCTGTTTTTGTCTCGGAATCCGCTATATCTCTTTCGATTACGGCGCGAGACAGCTCTTCGGTAGTGCGTGATGTCCCGTCTTTACCGAAGCCGCCTATATCAACAAGGAATTTACCGTTCTCCAGGTAGTCAAGCACCTTATAGGTAAGTCCGCTGCTTGTGTATTCAACGCCGATTAAGTCCGCTCCCTCGGATTTGTCGTGAACTACAGGCTCGGTGACGTTCGCAAATTCCGAGACTGACGTAGCTTTGTCGAAAGGAACGAGGAATCCGCCTGCAAACTTGCTGTATTTGCCGCCGACAGCTTCCATTCGCTTCTTCAGTTCTGCATATTGGTCTTTGCCGATATACTTGTCAATTGTATAGAGGTTGGACTTCTCGCCGGTTTTGGTATGTGTATATTCCTTACGCGTGAGGTCAAAATCTTTGGGAACTTGCGGTTCTGCGGTTGCTTCGGGTGCGATTTCTTTAGCAATTTCGGTGGGAGATTCTGCGGCAGTAGTTGACGTTTCGGCAGTCTCAGCGGGTGCTGACGGAGTTACATTCGGTTCTGGTTCTTTTACAATGTTCTGCTCTGCGGCGGTTGCTGTTTGAGTAGGAATTGTTTCGGGTACTTCATTATTGGTTGCAGGCAAAGTAGCTGCGCTTTCCACGTTACTATTATTTGTGTCAGGTGATGATTCGCGTATCTTGTTTCCGAGTATATCAAGATAGTTATAAACATTGTCCGGCACTTTGAGTGTTCTGCCGTTTGCGCCCTTGAGGTCTGCTCGCACTACACTTGCACCGTTTTCGTACCTGAAAGATATCAAGCGTTTATTGAACCAGCCTTGCGTTGCAAGAGGAATTTCAATGCCGAAATCTTTCATGAGTTGATTGACTATGTGAGTTTCTCTCTTGTTGCCGTTTTCGTCATAGAACGCCAATGCATCATTTGTGATTCCTTTATTGTCGAATTTGCCATCCTTTATGCTTCGCACTGCGTTATCGACCAGTGTGCGCGATTCCGCGTTTTGGGCTTCGTATTCTTTTCTGTTGAACTCTATTTGTTTCTCATCAGAGATTTTGTAAATTTCGTCGCGGTCAGCGTCTGTGAGGTCGGAATAATGAATGTCGGAATCCGGATTGCCGAGAATTTCCTCAACACTTCTAAATTCACCTCTTGTCTGTGCGTCTCTAAGCTTTTGCTTGTATGCTTCAACCTTTGATGTGGTCTGAGTTTCCGGCTGTGTTTGCTCGTTTTCAATTATAGCATTGCTGTCGGAGGAAGTCAATTGCTGATTGCCATGTTCTGCTGTCTTTTGAAGAGGCGACGGCTGATTGTTTGAGATGTCGGTTGCAGGCTTTTCATTGTTGACTTCTTTCGAAGCGGCTGTGTCAGACTTCGCGGGTTCAATGTCCGTTTCGCTCTTTGCGGCTGTATTAGCATTATTAGCGTTGGCGTTCTTTTTCGATTCCTCTGCTTTCGCTTCGATTTCATCTCTGTTGGAACGAACAACAACGTCGGCTTCTTTCAACTTCTCTATCTGCTTTTGAAGTTCGGCTTTCTCGTCGGGGTTTGTTGTTAATTCTTGCTCATGTTTTATGTCTTGAATTTTGTCCCTGATGGTGTCTACTGTTTTGTTTACAATATTCTCATCCGGCTCTGCGTATTTAGCTACCACATTTGCAAGAACTTGTACGTCCGCCTTTACAGTGTCCGAATTGTCATTATCCATTATAATGGTAAACACGCCGTCTTTGTCTTGGTTTTCTATTATTATTCTGTCCTTATAGTTGTCGACAATATCTTTAATGTCGGCAGCAGCCTCTTTCATGTGGTTGACACTCGCTTTATAATCGCGTGGGTAATTGGGGTCGTCCATTATCACATCCGCGCGTTCAATAACGGTGTCTGCGATTCTTTTAAGTATATCAGCTTGCTGCTCGTTTTCTATCTTTGCGGCGGCTTTCGAGAGGTTGTTGACAAAATTATAATCAGACTTATAAAGTTGAACTTTGCCGGGATATGAAGCAAGACCGAAAACAAGAGAGGTTGCACCGCCGAGAACTCCTTGATATCCGAGTTCTTTCGGGTCCACTTTAGCGTTTTCGTCTCCTACCAAACTGCGTGTTGCTATGTCTGCGAGATAGTCTAACGCTTGTTCTCCGCCTTCTCCTGCAGCAGTTATACCAACATCGGCGGCGGCTCTTGCGTATGGATTGGCAATTTTAGAAAGCGGCTTTGCTATTGCCTTATCGGCTATGCCTTTTCCGAACTGACCGATTATAAGCTCTTCGCCACCTCTTCTGAGAGCTGTATCGGCGGCGTATTCCAATGCTTGACTGTCTGAATATCCAAGTTCGTTTATAGCCTTTGCGTAGCTTTCGGAGAATTCTTGTGTGCTCATGAGAGCAGCTGCCGCCGCTGGACTTGCTATACGAGCTGCATTTGATAACGCACCATATCCCGCGCCATATGCGATGTTTCCGAGAAGTTGAGTGACTTCGCCTATTTCCTTGTCGGAATATTTTTCTTGGATTTTCTTCAGCGTTGCTTGGGAAGAGTTGTTTTTTGCATAATCTTTAAGCCGTTCAAGTTCGGCTTTTTTGGAAGCAGCATTCGCTTTGTCGATTGTTGAAGTGCTTGTTTCAACGCCGTTCTTTGCCGCATTCTCGAACGAAGTAAGGGTAGGGTATTTTGAGCCTAATGCTCTGCCTTTAAGGGCTGACTCCGCAAACCGATATTTGTTATATTCGTCTCCTTTTTTCATGCCGAGTAAAGTTGCAACGAAGGTGGTGGCTTTGTCAAATGCTGAACCAATTGTTGCCTTCGTGCTTTCAAGAGATGTGTCAAGTCCTGCCGAAGCCATGGAAGCTAAGTATTCTCCTCTTGAAAGGACAGGGTCGTTTACTACTCCTGTTGCCATTGCCGATTCGTTTGCTGCTTTTTGACGCGCGGCTTTGGCGGCAGGTGAGTTGGGAAGAAAATCGTTGTGAACGTAAGTCGGAAGTTCGATTTGCGGATTCCTTTTGCCGAACGGTGAATTTTCCAGAGGTATGTTTTTGCTTGCGCTCAGTGTGCTTTTTTTCGCTTCCTGCTCTTCAAGCATACGCATAAGGCGAAGTGTATTATCGGCAGTTTGGGGATAAGCGGACGGAGCGATTTGATTTGTTTTTATTCTTGATGTTTCTTCTTCTTTTTCACTGTCGATTGTTCGCAGCGCGTCAGCATAATCAGATTTGCTGTAATCCTTTTCTTTAGGCTGCTGTTCGCGCTTCTTTTTAAGCTCGTCGTTTTCTTTTTTTACAACGTCAATTGCACTTTGATACTTTGATTTCTTTTTTGAAGGGTCAATAAGTAAACTTGCCATATTACCTCCTGATTATTTACCTGAACCGCCGAGAACGTTTGATAAATCAACACCTCCGGTCGTGTTATTCTTTATACTCAGACCGTTTTTATCCTTACTTGCGTATTGCATATATTGTTTTATATATCCATCTATTATGTCGGAGTAGTCGCCATCATAATAGTCGAGAGCCGCTTGTCTTACATCATTCCAACTGTTTATACCATTGCTGCCCCAAAGATTGATTAACTTTCTTACAGTGCCGACAACACCTTTCTCGCGTTCTTTGTCGTCTGCGGCAGAAGTAACTGTGCCATCATCATTTACGGTATAACCGAGTTTTGCGAGCTGGCTTAATGTTTTGGCGCTTACTTTATCCGCGTCGACTTTGTACTTTGTTCCCTCAAGCGTTCTGTCAGACGCGTACTTGTCGGCTTCTGCCGCTATTCTTGCCGCTTCAAGGTCTGCTGCCGTTGCCTGTCTGCCGGTAGTTGCTTCAAGCTCTGCTATATATCTCTGCAAGTCGGAGTTCATCTGCGCCTGTTTCAGCGTGGTGTCGTTGTTCTCCTTGTTCATAGCGGCTTCGATATCGGTCACATACTGATTGATTCTGTTCTGCTGTTCCTGCTGTGCGAGTGCTGTTGCGTTATTTACCGCGTTCTGTCTCTCGGCTGAATCCGTTGCGTAGATATTCGCGCCTGTTGCGAGGTTGTTTGAGTTTATCGTCCCCATATTGCCGAGGTGTCCCGTCATGCTGTCGTAGAGTGCCTGCCAGTTGCCTTGGTTCTGATTAGCCTGTGCGAGGGCGGCGTTCATTCCGGCGTTAGTGAACGCAAGCTGCTGTCTGTTGGCGTTTGCTGCTGCATACGAATCTATATTACCGCCGTTTGTTGCGCCTGTGTCTGCGTATTCACCCTGTGCGGCGTTATAGCCTTTGAGCTTATACTCGCTCATAATCGGCTCGTAGTAGCTCTGCTTGGTTACGTCGAAGTTGTTGAGATAGTCGAGTTGGTTCTTGCCGGTATTATAGTGGTCTGCGTTAAGTCCGCCGATAACATTTCCGTTGCTGTCGTACTTTATCTCTCCGTTCAGAAGGTTATCGGTATTGGTGAACGAGTTCAGTATTCTGTTCACGGTATCTGAAGACTGCGGATTCTGCGCGTTATTAATCGTTGTTGCGGCGAGGTCGGAATAGAAGCCTTCATAGTCCGGCGTGGGTGAATATCTCTTTAAGATATCTACGGCTTCGTCGTAGTCCACTGCGTGAAGCTCATCCGCTACGCTCCCCATGCCGTTTCTTACAAGGTTATCGTAATACTGCTTTGCCTGTTCGTTATATGAGCGGTAATTCGGGTCGCCTGTCGCTTTGCCTTGGTTGTATCTCGACTTCATGTTGACTACTCCCGCTACATCATCGTAGGGGTTATACTTTTTTTGTTGTGCCATCAAAGACCTCCGTATAATATTGTTAATTTGGATTTGCTTTATTATATCACAAAAGTGTTAAGCAATTGTTTCTAAAATACTACAAAACACCATTCAAAAGACGTGAGTTTATGAATTATTTCTAAATTCATTAATATTTTGTATATTGCGATATATAGAAAAAGAACCGAAACTAATCGGCTCTTCTCTTTCTATTCCTTTTCTATTCTTTTTTTGCGCAGGTATTGTGCGTTTTTTTGTATTCTGTGCCAGTGTTCCGAAAACCATGCGTCAAACAACTGGCACTGCACGGTGCATATACAAGCGTTCGCTTTCTCGCTGTCTCCTTTGAAACGACAGTTTTCTCTTCCGCATGGATAATCGGGAAACACGCTCTGCATATGCTCGCACGTTTCTATGCACTCTATCATATGCACCTCGCTTTTCTCGTCTTTTGTATGGGAGACGTAACCCTCAATTAAAAGGCAGTTCTTCCGAATCGGGGTTTATGTCCTCGAACGTGGGTGCGGTGGCGGCTGTTTTCGGTTGGGTGTATGCGTCGGGAATGTAGCTTGACTGCGGAGCGGCTTGCGGCATTTCCGACTTTGCATCAACAAAATGTGCTTCGTCAGCGACAATGTCTGTAGCAAAGCGCTTCTGACCCTGCTGATCGGTCCATGTTCTTGTTTGAATGGTTCCGACTACGCAGATAGAGCTTGCTTTTCTGAAATAGCGCGTGATGAATTCAGCTGTCTGCCGCCAAGCTGTTACGTTGAAGAAGTCCGCCTGTGCTTCCTCGCCTTCCTTAACGCGTTTGTTGACGGCAATAGAAAACGTG